GAGGGATTTGTCGGGGTTGTTGCGCCAACCGGACTCGGTCTTGATGTATCGGGTCGGGTCGGGCGTCACGCCGTGGTCCTCGAGGTAGGTGTAGATGTCCTCGTCGCTCCAATCACGCATCGGGTAGAGGCTCACGGGACCGCCAGGGACATTGCGGATGTCGAGGGCGAGCGGAACATGGCCCTTGATGAGATCGGTGTCTTCGTATTTCGTGCCGATATAGACGGCCTCCCACGGCCAGTTGAAGTTGCCGGTCGGGCGTTGGAGAAAATCGGTGACGCCACAGAGGAATCTCTCGCCTTCCTTGGGCCGCTCGGTGCCGAGGCTCATCACGACGGCGGTCTGTCCCCATTGGTAGTACTTGAGCATATCAAATCTCATCGTTCCATTTTCCACATCTGGCCCATCGGCGATGGCCATGCGGGTCGGCGGGTAGTCGTAGATGGTGAGCCCCCACTCTGCGATGAGTTGGTCGGAGTAGGCATAGCGCTCGCGGAGCTTAGGCTCGCGGTATTGCACGATGGGGAGGTCTAGCTCGCAGTAGTGCCGGAGCACATGGAGCATGGCGGTAGAGTCCTTGCCCCCACTCCAGAGCACGGCGGCGTTGGGCCATTGCGTGTGCCAAGCGTGGATGCGGTCTGCTGTCGCTGCGATGAGTTTGTTCATTTATACAATAATAGCTGCGCCACCAATCATTCCGCCTGCTGCCAATCCGCCACCGGCGATGCTGCCCCACATGCCCGTCTGCCCTGCGCTTTGTTGGGCCTGCGCGTTCATATACGCGCCCTGCATGGATGCGTTGTTGTTGAGGGCGCTGTTGCGGCGGGTCTCGAGCATGTTGACGTTAAATGTATCCACATTGCCGACCGTGTTGAGCGCGTTGCCGTAGGCTTGGCCGAGCATCCCGCCCGCTTGACCGGTCACGTTCTGCCCGAAGCTCGCGCCTGGGGCGAAGGCCCGTTGGTAGGGGTCTATGGTGAGGTTCGCGTTGGCGATATTGAGCCCGAGCGCGGCGGCATTGGCGGAGGTGGCTGCCTGTTGGCCGTACATGTTGGCGGATTGGCCTAGCTGGCCCATCGCATAGTTGCCGCGAGTGATTTCCGAGTTGATCCCGCTCGCATTTGCATTTTGCAGGAACGCTCTATTCGCCTCGACTTGACGTTGGTTGGCCTCTTGGTTGGCGAGGTTGGCTTGCTGGTCGTAGCCCGATTGAGCGAGAGAGGCACGCAAGGCGCCTTCTTGCCCAAACTCAGCGGCGCGGGCAGCGGCGGCCTGGTTGATCTGTCCAGCTTGCAGTCCTGCCTGTTGGTTTGCAAGGGCGACTTGTTGCTGGAGCGCGGCGTTAGATTGGCCCAAGGTTAGCCCTGCCTGCTGGTTAGCCAGCGCGGCCTGCATCGCCATCTGAGCATCTTGAGATCCGGCGCGGAAACTGAAATCTTGATTTGCTAGTCCCGCTTGCTGTGCATACCCCGCCTCGGCCAGTACTCGCTGTTGAGCATTCTGGTTATCGGTCGTGTACCCTTGTTGCGAAAATTGCGCATTTTGCATCGCTCGAGACTGCGCGACCGATTGGTTAGCCATCGCCGCTTGCTGGGCGCGGGCAGCATTAGAATCTTCTCGGCCCATGTAGGCTTGGTTGGCCGCTTGCTGTATGCCGGTGGCCTGCTGTAGCGCTCCGCTGGCGAAGCTGCGTCGCTCATTTTGGCGTTGAGTGGCGTAGCGGTCTCGGTTGAGGAGTTCGGCGGATAGCGCGGAGTTACCTGTGGCCATGCCTCGGGCAGCGAACCCTGCACGCGCAGCTTGCGTCGCGTCGCGCTGTTGCTCGGCGGAGAGGGATCGACCTTGAGCCAGGTCGGCTGCGGCCTGTTGCTGGAGTTGGCCGGAGATGCCCCCTCCACTGGCTTCGCGCATGAGGGCTTGCTCTGCCGCGCTGGATCGAATGTCGTTCGAGCGCACATCTTGCACACGGCCGACTCGGGCGGTCTGCATGGGATCGACTCCCGCGACCCTTGTTCCCGCGACTCGTTCTGGCGAGCCTACCGACGACGCTTGAATATTCGAGGCGGGACCCGCTTGAGCTGCGCTTATTTGTTGGGCGCGGATTTCTGCGGGGCTGTAGCCTTGCGGCCCTTGCACGGTTGCGCCCGAGACTTGATCGGCGCGTTGCCCCATAGCGCTCGATCCCAGGGAGGCGATCTGGCCATCGAGGCCGGTCGGACCTTGAGCGAATTGTTGCGCGGCATTGCTGAGATTTTCTCCCCGATTGGCGACTGCTCCGATTCGATCTCCGGCAGCCCCCATATTCACCGCTTGCCCGCTCGCGGCGTCTACGGCGTCGTTGGCATTGTCGGTGTATTCGTTGGCGAGCTTGTCGGCGTAGGATTGGATCGTCCCGAGACTGAGCTTTTCAAATTCGGGATATGCCTCCTTGAGTTGGTCGAGCTGGTCTTGGCTTATAAGGCGCGAGTTTTCCCGCGCAGCGGCGAACATCTTCGTGTAGTCCAGCGGCTCGGCAGCCTCCGGCACTTTTTGCAGCTTAGGTTTTTTTGGTTTAGAGCCTCCTCCCATTACGATAGCCTCACTTTCCGAGCCAGCGCATTCCACGGGTAGGCGTGGAGGCGGAATGAGTTGCGTCGGCACCAGATCGCCCACGGCTGCGGACGGGTGGCGACGCGCAGAAATTCGCGGATGGGATTTGCGCAGCCGGTCGCGGCTGCGAGCTGGACGAACCAGGCATTCGGGGGGGAGTCGTAGTTCATATCGTTAGATTCGGGGTCGTAGTGGGTTTCGTGCGCAAGGAGGAATGTGGTCGGCGTGCTGTAGACAAGGCCATGCCCGAGGTGCCAGCCGAGGATCTCCTCGAAGGACTCGGTGGAGTTCTCTTGCTGCCAGAGGATCGCTTTGTCGAAGGGGGTCATTATGCGCCTCCGAAAAATATAACATTCAGCGCTTTGGGGTTGGCTTCCGCACCAGCGGAATCAGTGCAGAGGATTTCGCAAAAAGTTGTTTGTTGCGTGGTCGGGCTGATTGATAGCGCATCTGGAGGCGTTATGCTTGAAATGCCGCTCGCTACACTCACATAGTCCGTGGATGTAAATGTACTTGAAAAATAAACTCGATACTTGCCAGGCGCAAATTTACCAACTTTTGAAATGTTAAACTTTCGCAAAATCCTAGCCACTTTTATGATTTGAGTTGTAATTCCTGAGGTGGGAATAATTGCTCCAGATATCGTGAAGTCGAATGTGTTTGCAGTCGCGCCAGATACAACCCACGTCCCATTTAGATAATTGTGAGGGGATACTAAATCTATACCAGTTGCTTGGGAAAAAGTCACAGAGTCACCGTTTAATAGCCCGTGGGCTGTTCTAGTGACGCGCATTACCGTATCGCTGACTCGAGAAAATGTAGTGCCAGATACTGGCAGATCAGCGATACTGCCATTCACTGAGCACCACGCTGACGCAAATTGGTTAGAGCCGTTTTGTAGTTTGGCCGCCGTGATCGTTGCGTCCGCGATCTTGTCATTGGTCACCGCGAGGGCCGCGAGTTTGTCTGTCGTGACAGACGCATCTGCGAGCTTGGCTGTCGTGACTGCTAGGTTATTGATCGCGGTGTTGGCCGTGACATTGGCCGTGCCGTTGAAAGTAGTGCTACCAATCACATCGCCCGAGAGAGCTATGGTACGAGTGGTAGCCAGGGAGGCCGCAGATCCCGTGATATTGCCAGTGATCGTGCCTGCCGAAAAATTACCCGACGCATCTCTTGCGACGATGGTATTGGGCGTCGAGGCACTGGTCGCTGCATCGAGTTTAGCTTTGTCTGTGGAGGACATAAACCCAGCCGCCCCAGACGTAGCCGCCGTATGAGTGTGATTGCCTTCAGCCAACGTGCCTGCCGTAGTCCCTATACTAAGAGTAGCCACCGCACCGATGCCGAGATTCGTTCTGGCCGCAGCAGCCGTAGTCGCTCCGGTGCCACCATTGGCTACAGCCACCGTGCCGGAAACATTGGTCGCCGTCCCAGTGAGATTAGCCGTGATCGTGCCTGCGGAAAAATTGCCGAATCCATCGCGGGACACCACTTCGTTTGCGGTATTACCAGACGTGCCAAAGCTGCTCCACGATGGCGGAGCCGCGCCATTCGTTCTTAGGACTTGCCCAGGCGTGCCAGCCGAGAGCATTTGAGTCGTGCCACCCGCAGATTGGTAGGGGATCGTTCCGGCAGAACCGCCTGTCAGGTTAGTCGCATTTGTCGAGGTCGCGGAGAGCGTTTGCCAGCTCGGCGCAGCAGCAGGGCCATTTGAGGTCAGCACCGAGTTAGCGGAGCCGATGCCGATCTCATCGACCTTGCCAGTGGCGTTGCTGTGAAAGACCTTCCATGTCCCCGCCGTGTGGTCGCTGGCAGAGGTCATGCTATGAGCGCGTGGGTGCAGATCCGTATGAGTGTGGTCGCCTGTAGCCACCGTGCCAGCAGCAGAGCCCGTGTTGAGCGCGGCCGAGTTCCCCAGCCCGAGATTCGTTCTGGCCGTAGCAGCCGTAGTGGCGCCGGTGCCTCCATTAGCTACAGCCACCGTTCCGGAAACATTCGTAGCCGTGCCAGTGAGGTTTGCGGAAATAGTATTGGCTACAAAGTTGCCACTAGCATCACGAGCGACGATGGCATTGTTTTGCCAAAGCGGCGTGGCCGTGGTGGCAGAGTTGCTCACCTTGCCCGCCGAGGCAATCGTCGCCAGCTTGGTATCTGCGATTCCCGCACCGCTTGCAATGTCGGCATTTGCGATATTACTCACCGTCGCAGAGTCCACCAGTTGATGCAGTGCGGCCGGAGTTACGAGATCGCCGTTTATAAATGTTTTGCCTTTGGTTACGTTTGCCATAGAGTTAGTTAAGAGTACGAGTGTTTGCGGCGGCGTGTTGGGATTGCGTGGACTCCACTGAGATTTTGCGTAGCACGGGTCTCCCCGTCAGCGTGCGGAACCGCAGATCCACGGAGGTTGCCTTGCATCGCATCGGCGCCTTGAGAGTGTAGTCCTCCGCCTCGTCGCTAGTGTTAGCGAGGGCCGCGACTTCAAAGTCATTATCAAAGTCCACCGTCACAGCATCCAGCGCACAGGAGGACTCCGGCGCAAGGAGGACACTCGCCTTCGAGCGCACAATCCTCTTCGCGTCCAGCGTGCCGAAGGCGTAGCTGCGAGTTTGCAGTAGACCATCCACGGGCGTGTAGGCGTCGTCCGTATTTGCATAAGGCACATCGTCGCCACGTTCATTTTCGTCGAGGAGGAATAACGTGCCACTGCGTGCTGCCGTGTGGAGGCGGCGTTGTTTGTTGAAATCCGCCACGATCAGCTCATCTAGGGCCACCGAATACGAGTCCTTCGACTCCCATTGTTGGTTGAGTGCGTTCCAGATGAACATCGCGTTATTGTTGAGCGCGGAGTCGCCTATCGGCACAGCCAGGTAGTAGCGGTTCGCCCACCACTTAGCCGTCGCCTTGTATACTTGCGTCGGGTTGATCTGCTCCATCTGGTCCGATATCGTGTCCGAGAGAGGTTGAGTATTTGCGCGGAGTTTAAGGTCGAGTTGGGTATCCAGCCGATAAACGCCCGAGTCGGAGAGGAAAAAGACAAACTGCCCCGCCGTCACAATCGACCGCCGAGCCACGCACCCGATCTCATCCGTGAGGAGAGTGATGCGACTCACCGCCGCATCCACCGTGAACTCCGTCGCATTCGCATTCGACACATCGGCCAGATTGGCAAGCCAGATCGAGTTGCGCATAAATATGAGCGCCTGCCCCTCCACCCACGGATGCACCGCCACTAGGTAGTCGTTGCTGCCTTGGTTGGCGCGGAAGGATTGGAAGAAGGGATCGTAGAGGTCGGGGTCCAGCACATCGCTGATCGCCACGGTGTCGCGGCCGTCTGGGATCCACAGGCGGTTGCCGATGTAGGCCGCCCAGCCCACCGAGCGCATCCCCTTGTACGTTGCGTGCGCGGGCGGTATGCCGCCCTCCGCTTTTTGAAAGTGAGTTGTAGAGCCGTCCCACCAGAGCGGAGGCTTGACCCGCCGCACCGTTGCCCCACCGGACGAGAAAGTGCCGCTAGGCACAGCAACCGTAAAAGCATTCGCCGTCACAGGGTTGATCACATCGAATTCGTGCCCTGCAAACTCAGCCACATCGCCATTTTCGATGCGCACCCGCATTCCCGCAGAGTATCCGTGAGCCGCAACATTTACCGTCGCAGCCGTGCCAGAGACCACTATGCCAGCAGTGTTCACCTCACCCCACCCTGGCAGAGTCGCATCCGCCTCCCTCAAGAGATAGAACCGGTTGAAAGCCTGTATGCAAGTCGCCTGGTCGCTCTGTTCCAAAAGCTCTTGGATCGACGCCCCTGGGAACGAGAGATTGATCTCCTCGATATTCGCCACATCTTGCCGGTACAGAAACGCCGACGACGGCCCGCACAGGACAATGTATTCATTCGCGTCGAAATAGTTGGGCGACGAAAAAACGCCACTCGCTAGGATGCCCCCCGAGTACGAGGTTCGGATTTTTGCATTGGCGTCGAGGATGAATGGCAGCACCAGCGGTTGTGCTCCAGACGAGATCTCATCGCCCAGCCGCTTCGCGCCCTTGCGCGTCTGCGCGACACCTCGGTCGAGGCGCATATTTTCGCACCGCTGCACCATGCCAGGCTGGAGCTGGAGCGGGTTGAGCCGCGACGCCATGCCGATGAATCCGGCATCTCCTTCGGTGATTGTTTGGTCGTCGGGCATCTAGGGTTAAGTATGCGGGTGCGTGTCAAGCCCCTCGCGGATGGATGCGGATAAAATTTCGCGCTAGAGATTTTGGTCGCGTCTTGCGCCAGACCCCATCACCCGTCGCGCTATCGCGATCCCCTCGCCCATTCGTGTTGCCCTCGATGGTGATGAGCTTGTCGTCCGCATCGAACTCCACGATGCCCACATGAGAAAAATCAAAGACCACGATATCGCCAGGGTGCGCCTGCGCCGTATCGGGGTGGATGGATACCGTCTTCGGGCGATCCTTGGCCCAGTTGAGAAATCCATACGCCAGCGCCGTCTTCGGCCGCCATTGATCCGGCGTCGAGACTTGCAGCCCCAGCCAACCCGCCACACCAGGCTCCGCCAGCCACTTCGACACGCACCAATCCACAAAGGCCGCGCACCAAGGCCAATCGTCGGGCGCAAGATTCGTCGCCCGCTGGAAAGCACGGATTGCGTTGCCGCAATTATTCCCGCCCTCCTCGCGAGTCCCGATCTGCCTCGCCGCTATAGCAACGAGTCTGTCAATCATTTGGATGATGTCGGTAGCGGTAGCTCATAACACAGGGTGCCGTAGTCGGTACGCAAGCACACAGAAGGGTTGCCGTAGCCCCCCGCGCACCCGCTTAGAAGCATCGTCAGGAAGCCAGCGAAGACCGACAGGATAATGAGGAGAGCGTTAGATTTTGGGCTCACGGCGGAAGACCTCGATGAGTCCCAGCACCGCGATGACGGCGCTAGAAATGGCGTTGATTTGAGCTGGCTCGATGGCGTAGCCGCAGAGTCCTGCGAGTATCGCCAGCCCGCGAAACGTGGACGGTTCCTTCAATCGTTGGAGTAGTGTGTTCATGGGGGGAGGTTAGTTTTAAGGTTAAAGTTTTAAGTTTTAAGAATCATTCCTTCGGCGGCACGTCCCACTTGCGGACGATGACGATAAACGATGCAATTCCCACCGCGCAGCCGATCACCAGCGAGGAGACGCGCAGCCACGCCTCGATCTCCGGCAGCATGCTGACCGTGATCCCGCTCGCCGTAGCGACGAGGCCGGTGAAGGAGGCGGTGGCTTGGTGCGTGTCCATTAGCTGAGGGCGGCGGCGAGTTGGGCGCCGGTGGTGGCAACCGTGCTGCACTGCGCGAGGCGGGTGGTTTCCAGTAGATCCGTTTTGGCTTTGATGGCCGTGACATCGCTGTTTGCTGGCGCGGTGTAGGCGCTGCTGGCGAGGCGTGTGCTCACGGCGGCATCCACTCGGGCGAGTTCGGTGGCTAGCTCCGTGCGGACAGCCGATGCGTTAGCCGCTGCCGTTGGCGCTGTGCTCGGGGCTGTGTAGCTTGCCGAGGCGAGGCGCGAGGATACGGTTGCATCGAGGCGGCCGAGTTCGGTGCCGAGTTCGGCGCGGACGGCGCTGGCGTTAGCCGCTGCCGTTGGCGCTGTGCTCGGGGCTGTGTAGCCGGAAGTGGCGAGGCGGGTGCTGGTGGCCACGTCAACCCGTGCAAGTTCGGTGGCGAGTTCGGAGCGCACGGCGGTGGCAACGGTGGCGGCGGAAGGGGCCGTCGCTCCGCTGACGGGGGCATCAATGCGGCCAAGCTCGGTAGCCAGTTCCACACGCACTTCGTCGGCGATAGCCGCTGCACTTGGAACATTCGGAGAATTTGTCAATGTCGTCACCGTGGCCAGCGTCCCCGATGGCGCGAGGCGGCTGGAGACGTCGGCATCAATGCGGGCAAGTTCCACGGCCAGCTCGGTGCGGACTTGGCTAGCGATTTCGGCTTCGGTCGGTGCGTTGGTGAGCGTTGTCGCGGTATCGACCAATCCACCCGTGATGGTGCGGCTGGCTGCTCCCCACACTGCCGAGGCTACGGCGGCGGGATCGAGGACGGCTGTGCCGGTGGTCTGCATGGCTGCGCCTGTGCCTGCGGTGGCGCTGTGGGTGTTTGGCACGGTGAATGTGACCGATGTGCCAGAGATGACTGATGCGATGGTGTAGGTGGTGTTCCACTCGGAGTTTGATGCGCCGGTCACGGTAAACTCATCACCGACGACGAGCGGGTAGCTGTAGGCCAGCGTTGCCGTGGCGGTCGTGCTGCTGCGGGTAGCCGTGAATGGCATCGACGGCCCGTAGTTGACGCTCAACGCCACCGATCCGCGAGTCGGGACGGTGAGGCGTCCGGTGAGGTTGCCCGATGCGTAGCTCACGCCGCTGCGGACATCGGTGGGGTTGGCTTGGCCGAGGGCGTTGTCGGCTGTGTAGTAGCGGACGAATGAATTGGCGTTGATGCCGTCGAGCGCGTGCTGGATGTAGCTGGCGGAAGGGGTTGAATTTAAGAACCACCTAGACGCTGAAATCGGTTGCATACCATTTGACGAGCTTATGAATGTCCCAGAAAATCGGTTGCCGCCAATAGTTGAGACAACGACTGGGCCAGAGTTTGAAGCTGAAAACACGCAATTCACAGCAGTGATTGTGCCATTTGTTGAGTTTACTGATGGTAAACCACTAAGCGAGCAGTTGTTCAGCGTTATAGACCCTGCGCCACCCATATTTATTGCGGCATTATTTGCGTTTGAGGAAAAATTTCCAGAGGTTGAAATAACTGCAGAGTTTACAACAAGCGTTCCGCCGCCAGTTACATTTATTGCATTTGCACCCGCCCCACTTGAGGGACCACCAGTAATGTTTCCCATTACTGTTAATGTTCCAGTTCCTCCGAAATTGATGACACCACTACCATTACCAGCCTGAACAGAAGTAAGGTTGCCGGTAAGATTTAATGTAGCAGGAGTAGGTGCGGTAAAGTTTAATGCGTAGGTTCCATTCCCTGCTTGACCAGTTATGTTTGCGACGATGCCGCTTACAGATGCACTACTAACATTAAAAGACCCACCAGTCGCCGCAGAAGTTCCGCCACCCACAAACGATGCGGCGATTGCGCCATTCGTGAGTAGAGCGACATTCACATTTTGATCGATGGTGACCGTGAAACCGTTGGAATAAACATTGTGTGCAGCGGCATCTGGAGGCACTGCCCCGCCTGCCCATGTTGCTCCTGCACTCCAGAGTCCCGTTGCGATTGCGCGATAGTTTGCCATGGCTTAGAGTCCTTTCGAGACGATGAATTTTTGGAGTGCCGCGCTGATTTCAGCTACGGCGGTGAGAGTTGGTTCGTCGGAACCGGAGAGGCTGCCGAGGGCGATGTTGACGCTCTGTTCTTGCGCCTGCTCTGGCTCGCCGTCTTCGACTAAACGGGTGGGGATGAAACGAGCGGCGATGGACGCATCGCTGGAGCCGTCTGGTAGATACTTGCCATTGATGGCAAGGTTGAGCGAGAAGCGGTCGTAGTTTTTGCCGTCTATTTGGATGGGGTTGGTAGCGTTCATGGGTTATGCGTAAGTGAGATTGGTTTTGTTTGACCACGCGCCGGTGGCGGATTGGGTGGCGGTGGCGTCGCCCGCCGCATTGGTCGTAATGCGGTAGATTGTCCAGGCTGTCGCATTGTCCGGCGAACCCGAGTTCGGGATGTCGCTTTCAGCCAGGCGGCCGATGTAAAGATAGTTGCCGCTCACGGCGGCGGAAAAGAGGTAAGCCACTGCCGCACCGCCATCGCCCAGCGAGAAGACCGTTCCGGCTGCATTTTTGCTATACAGAATGCGGTCGGCGAGGTTAATGGCCAACTCCCCCACAGCGAGTTGCTGGGCGGTCGGCACTCGGCCTGCGACGGATGTCCGCTTGGTCAGTAAGGTGGGCATGGTTTAATATTTATGCATAAAAAAAGGGGCTCCGTAGCGGTGGCGCGGACGAGCCGCACCACCGCACGGAGGGGGAGGGTCTAGAAGCTGCCGCCGTCGATTTCTGCTTCGATAGCGTCGAGACGCGAATCGAGAGCTGAGTCGGCCGAAGCGCGTGTGCTGGCCTCGGAGGTGATATTGCCTTCGGCAGTCGTCACGCGACCGGCGAGGGTCGTTGCGGCGGACTCGATGGCGTTGATGTCGGACTCGGCTGTGGTCACACGACCCGCGAGGGTGGTGGCAGCGGATTCGATTGCGTTGATATCGCTCTCGGCTGTGGTGACACGGCCAGAGAGAGTTGTCGCTGCGGACTCGATGGCGTTGATGTCGCTCTCTGCGGTGTCGAGGCGTCCGTCGAGGGCTTCCTCAGCGGCAGTCGCACGATTGACCTCTGAGGTCAATGCACTGGAAGCGCTGGTGGCGAGGCTGGTGATAGCACCATTGAGGGTGCTGTCCGCACCTTGGAATGCGGTGACGATTTCGCTCAACGAATTGAGCGCCGTCGCGTCCACATTTGTCAGGACATTGTCGATGCGTGTTCCGAGGGCCGATTCAGCGGCGGTCGCACGGGAAGCCTCTGCTGAGACTGCCGATGCGCGTGCGCTGCTCTCGCTGGCGAGGGCTGCTGCTGTGGCGTAATGGGCACCACCGATTGGCACTACGGCAGAGCCGTCGCCAATGTACAAGATGCCGTCGATTTTGTTGTATGCTGGCTCGCCCGAAAGCAAGCTGGAGGGGGCTCCGGCTGCGCCGGTCAAGCGCCGTTTGATTCTTAGATTTGCCATATATTATTTAGGGGGGGGGTTGTTG